GATCTGCTGGTGCTACTCCTGGTTCCCAACCCATAACAAATGCCCAACGATGGGTATTAATCTGTGGAGGAGTTGAATTATCAGTCCATGTAACACCAACTACTGTGATTGGAGTATGGCTACGTGCATCTGGTAAAATGCCACCTGTATAAAGTCCGCCTGGGAATGTGATAGCCACGGTTCCTGATGAAGCATCAATTACCTGTACATTAGTACTGGTTGAAATCGTGCCACTTGGGAAATAACCAATGATCTGGCTACCTGAAAAATTTGGTGCACCTGTTGTATTACTGTATGAAATTGAATTTGCGACTACTGTTTGATAGTCTAGATAAAAAGTCCAACCTGTAATATCTTGTGCGAAATTATAAACGACTGTTCTTTGTGTTGAAGGGAATGCCTGTTCCGTTTGTAGGTTGTCGTTACCGCCCACGTATTGGCTAAAATCTAATAAGCCTGCCATATCTGCTCCTGTAGGATTGATTGTAGGGGACTGTAGCCCCCTGCGTTACTATTTACAACTATACCTTAATTTGTAATGGTAAAGGTAGTATTTGTGCTGGTTGATGCTAGATTATAAAAATCTCCATTATATGTTGCATATAGAGTTCTAGTTCCAGTACTTGAAACACCTGTTAATACATTGTAATTAAAATATGCTTGTGCAACTGTACCAGTATTCACACCCATTGGGTATGGTTGATTTGTTGGAATAAAATTATTGGTATATCTTGCCGCTGTAGTTATTCTAACTTCATCAATAGTTCCAATAGTCACTGGATTGCCATATGTTGATGGTAATTCTATTACATGCTGACCTGTGGTATTATAATTCCATGGATCAAGCATTGATGTAACTGCAACACCATTTATATAAAATACCGCTGTACCATTATGTTTTACATAAGCATAATGGATCCATGTATTATCAACCCAATATGTTGTTGGAATAGTTGAAGAATATTGTGTTACTCCATTTGGTCCTACGTTAGCAACATAGATAGTTTTTGGTGTAAAATCAATAATCATATATCCAAATTGAATACTTAAAGGAGGAAGTATAGTTGAATTCGCATAATACCAAAATTCATAAGTAAAATCACCTGTTCCAAAAGTATAATTTGGAGGAGCCTCTAAACCTCTAATTAATGAAAATGCATCAAAATTAGTATTCAGTGCATTATTAAATTTGCCCTGTACTGGATTGGCATTTAGATAATTTGCATACTGTTGACTTATTCCAAACAAACCATTAGGATTATCTACAGGAGTTACTCCTGCAGGTGGATGGCTATTAATAGGAGGACGCTCAACAAATAACGGAGCAGTATCTGTTCCATAATTTTGATAAGTCACTACATTTGGAACACCATTATATGTAATAGTTGTTAAATTATCAAATTTATAATAATATAATGTTGAAGATGAAAAACTATCAATATTAGTACCTGGTTGAATGATATTTGTAGTAGCGATTGGTTGTGATAATTGCTTATCCCAAAGAGTCACAGTTCCTGTAAATTGATGTGCAGGATAATCAGGTGAAATCGTAGCAATCGCATAATTTATTGCAGGACCATTTGAAATACCATAACTTGTGCCATTCACTGATAATGAAATAGTTGTTGAATTAGCATTGAATATAGTTATTGTGGCAGTATTTGAAATACCACCATAATAATATGGAGCCGCTCCTTCAAATGACAGATATGTTCCATTCCAATATGCTCGTAATGAATGTGTTCCAGAATTTAATGTTCCTGCTGGAATATTAAATGTGATAGAATTATTATTAAATGACGCTGTAGTAATTACATTTGTTCCTGTTCCTTCTTTTAATGAAACTACACCTTTTATTGATGTAGAAGTATTAACGGTCAAGGTTAATGTATTTGCCATTATTTGATTATATAAACTAATAGGATTTGTTAAAATCAAACTACCTGGATAGGTATGTGCAATTATAGTAGCAGTAACTATATTACTATTTGCTGTTCCATTTAGATAATATGTTCTTGATGGATCTGTTACATTTAAAAATTGTTTATTGGTTATAATACTTGCATGTAAATTATGGCTACCTGTAGTAAAGTAAGTAACCTGCCCTGTTAAAGTATTAGGATCTGTAAATGTATTAACAGTACCTGAATTATCAATATAAACTGTAGCGGTAGTACCTTGCCAATTATAATATTTTGTAGATAAAGTATCACTTATATTAAATGTTATTGGTTCTCCTACATAACCTACATTAGTTGAAGTAATTACAATACCAGGTGTTTGTCTTAATGCCAATGTGATAGTATTCGCATAATCAATTTCTTCTGCATAATAGTGACCATCATTGATCTGTGTTCCAATCCAATCACTGTATGCGATTAGTTTAGTGGCAGTTGAATAAGTGATAACCGCTGTGGCTGTATTACCAACAAAAGTTTCAGCACCCAATGGATGATAATTTGGTCCTAAGAACCAAATAGGAACTCCTGCGGTTGATAGATATATGGACGTGTTTAATGTAAGACTATTATTGCCAGTATTGGCGCTGACCACTGAAGCAAGATACTGTGTACCATAGATATCATGATATAAGCGTGTGCCTGGAGTATATCCACTGATGGTACTGCCAACTCCAAATATTACTGTGCTGGTTGTAGAATTTTCACAAACACTAACACGGTCACTGATAAACGTATCATCAATAGTAAATGTCGCTGTTGAACCATTTACAGTAGTACCTGTGCTGTTGTTAGTCAACACTAGATTAAATGGTTCATTTACATAATAACCAGGTGCTGGATCTAAGTATGTATTAGATTCAAATGCTAGGACAAAACTTAAAGGTTCACCAGAAAGTGTTGCTGTTGTTACTACATTAGATTTTTTAGGATATACTTTAGGTTGTGTTGAACTACCTGCAAAGTAAGCATATAGATTATGTGTTCCAGTATTCAGCGTTGGAAGATTAAGCACAGCATGATTTTGGTAATCTACAGTTGATATTCCTAATAAAATATTTCCATCATAGAAACTGATTGATTGACCAACTATACTATTAGCCATCGTTGATGCATCTACTACGGCTGTTAAGGTCACTGGTTCTGTGTAATAAGTATCAGCAGGTGATAATGTCAATGTTAGATTAGTAATAGTTTCTTTGGCCAATACACTGAAGTAAGTGGCAGAACTAGCGATAGGTACATACGAAGGATGATTAGGTTGATTACCATCCCATACAGCCACTATCTGATATGTGCCTGTGGATAATGTATTAGGTAATACTGTGCTGGCTCTATTAAAAACATTGTTTTGGATTGGAACAGTATTGATCAATTGAGGAGCAAATGGATTGATACCTGGACCACTGGTTAGATAAAAACTGATATTACCAGGAAGTGTGCTTGGCAATGTTACACCTGGTTCGCCTACAGGATAAAGCACAGCCTGTAATTGATTACCAATTTCATTTACGATACCATGATTTGGAAATATAGTCAATGACATAGTCACTGTGTTACTGATATTAGTACCAGAATTAACTACGTAGGTAGTTGAAGTTGTCAATGCAGGATAATCAGTACCATTGACTGTGGCTCCTGGCCAAATGGCCTTAACTGTATGGGTACCTGGACTGAAATCAGGAATATTAATAGAAGCATTATTATTATAAACAGGAACAACACCAATCTGTGAGTTGTCTTTGTAAAAAATAATATTGCCTGTTAGTTGTATAGGTGTAGTTGCCAATATTGAAAACGTAGCAGTGCCTTCACCTGCTATCAATTGTCCACTGGCAGGATAAGCATAGATAAAGAAACCACCAGTGAGTGGAGTGCTTTCTCCTACATTAACTGTCAATGGAACATTTTCAGTTGTTACTGGAGCATAACGATTTTCACCGGGCCATGTTGCATAGATCTGATGTGTACCTGCGGCTAAACCATAATAGACCAAAGGAGCATTAACTGTGTCAACAAATGTGGCTGTACCTAATGTGATAGTTGATGATGAAGTGCTGTTGATAGGAGTAAAATTACTGTAGAAAGTAACTGGCTCAGTCTTATACATTACAGCATTACTGATAGCCTTGATAATAATCTGTTGGTTGGCCTTAATAGTTGAAGTTGAAACACCAACAGCCATGTTTGATGCTTTTGTTTTATAGTCTGTTGGTGGCTTAACACCGTTTTGACTTGCTTTAGTAAAATCCATATCTTTTAATCCTTATCCATTTACTGAAACGATAGCACCACCTGCACCTACCGCAACAAATACATTTAAGTCAGGGCTGTATGATAAACCGTAGAATTGACTTGTAGTTCCAGGATTTCCTTTGACCCATGTGTTTCCATTATCAGTTGAATACTGTATAACGCCCTGTGATTGACCATTGATTGTTAAATTGCCAACACAGACAAATTTGCCATTACCATAGGTCATATAATACCATTCTGCTCCTGGAATAGCGCCAGTACGTTGAAACCAATTAGTTCCATCACTGCTGATATAGATACTGTTGTTTGTACCAGCCGCTATGAAAACATTGTTTCCATATGATACAGTATTAAGACTATACAATGTAGAACTTGTGGTTGTAGTCCAATTATTAATAAAATATTGTGAATTCAATGTACCTGTTAATATACCACCACCAAGAACATACTGTCCTGTCAATGGATCAATATTTCTGTAGCAGGCCACCACGGTCGCATTATTAGTAGCCTGTGTGGCATTTGAGGCTGCGCTGGTATAAAATTGGCTAGGACTATAGTGTGTGAATCTAGTAGTGATAGTGCTACCACCCACATTAACATCCCATCCTTCATAGATATATCTAGCACCAACAAGCACAGAGGCTATACCATCTTTTAACATAAAAAATTGTAAATTAAGACCACCAGAGATTGGTCCACTTTGATCCACGATAGCATAATCATTAACCATACCATCAATACCATTTGGACCATCATCAAATCCTACTAGGGCACGATTATCATAAGTGTTAGGATCAGTATATACGCCAAAATAAACAATGTTATTATAAAAAGGAACTAGTTGAGCACTTCTATAACCATTGACACAGTTAAAACTAATCTGTGAACTAGTTGAGTAGGTCTGCATTTTAACCCAATTATGTCCATCACGGCTACGGAAATTGACTCCATTGTTACCTACAGCAACAAATTCGCCTTGGCTATAAGAAGTATTAGTGCTCCAAGATTTAGTCCAGTTGACATCATATAGATCTTCTGTATTAGTAGCAAGATCAATAGGACTAGTTGAAATCGTAACAACACCTTGTCCATTGGGTGCTGAAATATAAATTCCAGTGCCTGCAACAATTTGATTGACAGTGGCGATAACCGCTGTTCCAGAATTAGCACCATTTGCATCTGCTACATTTGATTGGAATAGATCTAGGCTACCTGCTTTATAAGTTGAATCACCTGTAAAGCGTGTTTGTATAGTATTTTGACCAACGTCAGCAGAACTAAATGTTTTTGTATAGACAGCCTGCTTGGTAACAGGATCAACAGTAACAGCAGAAAGGATCTTGCCATCACCACCCATAAAGTTAAATGTGGCTGAAGTAGCATTAGTCGCGGCTACACCATTAGTGCCTCCACTTGATCCTCCAGCACTGCCTGTGCCTAGTCCTAAATTAAAAAATCCCATTCAAATCTCCTTATGCAAAATCGCTAAAATCACCACCACCACCACCTGAATAATCACTGAAGTCGCTATAATCACTTAATGGACCAGGATCAGGTGTTGCATCTGCTACTATCTGTACAGTATCTCCTTGTTGTGGTGCGGCGATTGGAGTACCATCTTCTGCTAATAAAGTAGTTGTTGGACTGACAGGAGTTCCACCTGCATCATTACCACCACCCTTAGGTAAGAAGTCTGCTGGCAGTAGACTATCAAATATACCCTGTTTGTAACCATAGTTCACAGCGGCCAAACCAAGTCCACCCAATAACAATGGACCCATTGTATCAAAGAATCCTTTTGATTGGCTAGTACCTTGTGTCGCAGCATCACCTGTGGTTACCTTGGTACCTGGAATACTGTTATCAAGGATCTGGCTGCCATTGATTGGTGTAGTTACAGAAAATAAGTTAGTCCAAGTAAACGCTTCACTGATCAGACTAAAATCACTAGATGATTTAGGACCAATGGCCTTGGTAGCAAAATAGTAAGTGTTGCTAGGCAAGTTTATAAAATTACAACTTTCAGTTCCTGTATTAGGATACAATGAAACAGCACTGGTTGATGTAGTGCCTGTTGAATAATACTGTACTTCATATAGAGTAAAATTGTTTACTCCAATAGTGCTGGTAGTTGAATACCAAAATTGCATTTCTTCAACTTGTCCAAATGTAGGCAAGTTAGAAGTTACAGTAAAATAGTTTGGTGAACTGGCTGTGGTAGCATAAGTCACTGTAGGTTGGCTTGGTGTTCCAATCAGTGTTGGATCTGTTAAGATACCAAATGGTGCTGGTGTTACATAAGCGGGATTAGTTTCAAAATAGATCGCATCATTGTAACTTACAGCAGTTACCTGTACTGATAAAAATCCATCTGTGGCTTTTTGTTCACGTACTTGTGTTACACGGAACGGACGCCCAGGCCAAATATTATATCGTGTTTGATAAGTGCTCCAACCATACCATTCATGATTGATACAGACAACATCACCTGCATTGATTCCAATACCTGAATAGTCCATGGTAAATGTTATGGCTAGATCTTCACGGCCCATGAACAGTTTCTTATAACCTAACCAACTGGCCTGTAGACTGTCTGTTACCAATGGATAGGCCAAGGTAAGATTATTATTAGGTTCATTTGGATTGCGTTGTGCAGGATTCAAATAGAAATAGCGATAGTCTGTTTGATTAAACAGATCTACGTTAGGGAAATTGATAGTCAATATGTTAGGTGTTGATGCTAGGTCTGTTGGAATTAGATCAATACCACCTATGATATTGTCTGCTGTGATCAGTTTAGCAGTGCTGGTAGATTGTTCAACACCATTGATCACTGTATTTTCCCATGCTTGATTTAGGATAACACCCCAACGTGCTGTTTTTTCATTCCACTGTAACCAACCATCTACCGCATCAGTCATCTGTGCTAGATTGGTCAAGCAATCATTGGTAGTGTCAACGATACCATTGATCTGATATGTAAAGTAATTTGTGGCTGTTGTTCCTGTGGTATAACTGGTGATATTGATAGTATCTACATAGTTGATGTCAAGGTTCAATGGTAGAGCACTGATAGTATCTACATAGGCTAGGCTAGTAGTATCAACCCTTAATGGATCTAGGCCAGCACCATAACTTGTGTTGGTCATATAATCTAGCATAGCAGATCCAGGACCTCTATTAGGCAATGGATTACCAAACTGATCTTCACCTGCACCTAGAGGATTGACGATACGTGCTTTGATACTGCCTAGACCTGAAATACCATGTCCTGCATCATAGTCTAATTGTATGATGGCAAACACAGCATTAGACATCAGTTTAGTTTCATCCCATTGTTGATCTGCTGAAATTCTTGTGTTGCTAGGACCTAAGATATCAAATGGGCTTCTTGTTGAAGTTTGTGGAACAGCATCACCTGGTGCGGCATAGCCATCCACGTTACTTAATGGGAAAGTTAGATATTGTGTGCCAGTGCTTGCAGATCCATTGTTATAGAACCACATGTGTAATTTGCCAGCAACACCTGTTACAACATCTCCACCTTTACGTCCACGCTTGGTAGGCATCACTTGCCAACCTAGGATCTCACCTGGATTATTGTAGTCAAATATCAATAACTTATTGTCATAATAAACTTCACCAAATGATATCTCACCTAGATTAGTATCTGTGGCTTCTGCGAATGTGATCACATACCACATGGTCTGTTGATCTGTTGATAGGATAGCGTCTGTGATGATACCAGCGACCACATGGCTACCATAGACCACAGGGACTTTGTTGTCCGTTGCGGGCCCAAGCATGATCTGTCCACCTGGAGTACCTTGGTTGACTGGTTTCTGATTATTAGTTAATAAACTGCTTAAGGCATAGGTAGCAGCCAAACGTATGGCAAATGCGGCGGCACTAACAGCCAAACCACCTGCGGCAATTTCTGCACCTGTAAAGAATAAAGGTAATATTAAACTTGCTGGCATTAGTTACTCCATGTCTCTTCTAATTTTTTGAAACCAAAACGTTCATATTTCAAGTCAGGGCTGGTTACCATCTTTGAAATAGTGTAATAGGCTATCTCACCTTGGCTTTTCATGATTTCACAAAAGTCTGTATAGGTTTTTAATAGTTTGTAACCTGATGATCCATAACGTGCTTCTGGTTCAACCCAATAGGCCAATTCATTCATGCAGAATGCACTCTTGTCCCACATGTTGACATTCTTGATGGCTATCAGCATACCTTCTATCTTGCCTTGATTGTCTGCTAGTAATACCACACCCCTTGACTGTGTAAAAATCATATCAAGGATCAGTCTGGCAGTTTCTTGTGAAGTGTTCTTATGTATCTCAAGAGGACTTGCTTGCTTGTAGTGTTCAAGCATTTCAATGATTACTTCTGTATCTTCAGCGGTGGCCTGTCTTATCATGCTAATTTGATTCCAAAGTTATAGGTAGCATCATGGATGGCCTGCACACGATCCATTGATGTATCATAATCAGGATTAGGTGTGACCCCATCACTTAGATATGGATTGAGTCCACCATTCCAACTGCTACCATTAGTATGACGTCCTCCTGTGCGATTCTCTAATACTGTCTTATAACTAGAACAGTTCAATTGAAGTGTAAATGTATCAACTTCTGCTTGACGATCTTCTTTGATAGTATAAGAAGTAACGATACCTGTATAACGTAATTCTGGTGTTTCAATTAGGTTATAGTTAGTGTCATAGAATCCACGGAAAACTTCAATCTGCGCCCCTTTAAGTCCTGAGTGGAAGTTTGTACCTGTTGAATTTTGTCCTGCTTGTAGGATATCTTTGATCTTAGTTGGATCAATTCCTACCAAACCAATTTGTGTATCATACGCACTGGCTGATAAATCTCGTTGATGGCTGCTGACACCTACTAGACCACCAAGGCTGGTGAATGTACCTACAGCCTGTGTTGTTCCTGATGAATCTACGATAGTCTCAGTCTTATAACTGTTAGACATAGCATAGACATTTTGGCTACCATCAGGATTGGTTATTTTGACCTTGATAAATTCAGCATTGTTGATCATGCTGTTGGCAAGGTAATTGGTAAGTGTTGAACTAAAAATATCAGCCATTATGCACCTCCAGTGTATTCATAGAGACCAAAGTCACTACTCCATTCTAGATAAGCATTATTAGTTCTAGTTGATCCTGTGTATTTTGTAGCACCTGGAATCAATTTATAAACTGGCATCTTAGGACAGAACATATAAAATGATACCGCATTACCTACAACAAGACCTTGTCCAGCAGTAGGACTGTTTACAAAGAAGTTAGGGCGGTTAGTGGTTATTGAAACAGTATTGACTCCGCCAATAACTGTATAAACCGCAGGAACATCATTGACCACAGTAAATGGATATGGTGCATTGCCAATCTGTATAAAATCTCCAGCACGGAATAGATACTTGCCTGTAGTCCATGTGCCCGCTATGGCAGGTACGTTTTGTATGACTAAGGTGCTACCACTAAAACTGGTAACAGTCAGTGCTGAAATCTGAGCGGCTGTCATATCACCTTGATAAGAACAGATCCAACTTAGATTAGGATTGTTTGAAAATGTGATCACCTGTGGATAACGACTGTCCAAGTAGTCAATCTGTTCAATTAGATCTCTATAGTCATTATATGGTAATGCTGCTTTCATTGATACGTTAATGCGCCAAGGATTGCGTGTTGGGGTTTGACTGACCTTAGCAACCTCAGAGCGTGTGTATTGTACGCCAACAACCTTACGGCGATCAAACTGTATGGTTTCAGCATAGTTTAGGATTGTTTGTAAACCGTTTGCCATTATCTAGTCCTCATTGGTAATTCGCGACGTGCTTGCTCAACCATACCAAACATTGTCATACGGTTTTCTGCGAATAATTGTGCCACTGACTTAGCATCAACGGCATTGATATTGTAATTGTGTGTGGTTGTGCCACCACCGCCCATCATGTCTGCTGTGTTAGGAGCATTGATCACTGATGCTGGACCTTTGATTAGTTCAGGACCATTTTCACCAACTAGACCAAATGTTCCGCTAGCGATAGTACCACCTGAAGCATGTCCACCACCAAATAAACTGGTTAGGCTTCCTAACAGTCCGCCACCTGATGTACTGCTAAACATTGAAAATAATGAACTAGTAGCGGCTTTGATTTCCATCTTGATTATGTCAGTGATGATCGCATTGGTCAAATCACTGAATTTCATCTTACCACCTGTGGCTAGGCTTTCAAAATAACTTTCCACATTAGTTGAGAATGACTTGAATAGGTTATCGGCGATCTTAGCACCATTAGTAGCATCATCTTGATACTGTTTAATTGCACCTTGCCAAGCAGTTGAGAAATCACGGCTTTGTGCGATATTCTTTTTCTCTTGATCAATATTCTTTTGATATGCGGCTGTCAATTCATCAGTGGCCTGTGTTACTTTCTTGATAGCATCTGCTTTAGTATCCCAATCGCTACCATAAGTCTTAACGGCTTCTAACTGGATATTCTTGACCGCTTGATCATATTGTTTCTTGAGATTTTCTAATTTCTTCTCATCAGCGGTCATTCCATATTCTTTATATTCTATTTGTAAATTCTTTAATTGTTCTTGGAATGTAAGTTCTTCTTTGGCAACCGCACGATTAAACTGTGCCTGCATCTGTGCTTGGGCCAATAGTTTATTCTTTTCAGCGATAACCTCAGATTGATTTTTGTATTCTTTTAATTCATCTTGTAGGATCTTGATTTCGCCTGCATGGCTAACTGTGCCACGACTATTAGCCTGTTCTTGGCGTAACTTGGCGATTTGATTTTCAAACTCAAGGACTTTCTTTTGATAAGCAGCATCTGCATCAAACTCTGCCATCTTGCTGCGTTTAACATCATCAGATGCTCCAACAAGACTACGTTCTAGGTCTAGGCGATCTAAGGCTAACTTGTTAGTCAATTGCATTAGAGCAAATTGATTCTTAAGACTTTGTTCTGCACCTGCTTGTGGATTTAGATCCTTTTCACTTAATGCAGGTGTCTTAGGCTTCTTATTATCCTTGCCTGTTTCTTCATTATTCTTTTGTGCGGCTTTGGTATTCTTTTCAATAGAATCTGTTAATTGATCAAGACCATATTTGGTAGCCAATGCAGTAGCGGCACCTACTCCTAATTGGATAGCAAATTTGACCAATGTACCAAGTCCAAATGTTGCGGCATTTTCTGCGGCAACCATAGCCCATATTTCTGCAGTTAATGCTACTACTGCTTCACCAATACCTGCTAACATGGTTGCGATTTTAAGTGCGGCAAATGTACCAAATGCCACAGTTAGAGCCACAGCGGCTTCTTTGGCTGATATCAATCCAGTGCCAGCACCTAGAAGAGGTTCAATCAATCCTAAGAATGCCAATTTAACATCAGTCACGAACTGATTTAATTTCAACATGGCCTGTTGTGCTTTTTCTGCGGCTTCAGCATTTTCACCTTGTGTGCCTGCTGTTTCATGCAGTTGTTGGCTTAGTTCTGCCCAATTGGTTGTTCTTGCGGCCTTGCCAAATAATTCTTGTGCTAGTGCGGCACGTTTGGCAGGATCTTCCATAGCGGCTAATGCATCAACCTGTTTCATGAATGCTTCTGATGCATCATGTGTTCTTAGATAATCTGTTGATGTACCGACCTGATCCAAAGCGGCACGCAATTTCATGTTACCGTCTGCGGCCTGTTGAGCACCAATTAACATCTTGTTCATCATCGTGGCTACTTTTTCACCACTTAGGCCTACTGCTCCTGCGGCTGCGTTAATCTCTAACATGGCCTGTGTAGTGATACCAAACTTCTCAGCCATTTCAGTTGCTTGTGCGCCTGCTTCCATGACTGATTTAACAAATTCAATAATACCAACACCAATCAAGGCAGAACTCATGCCTTCAATCTTCTTGTTGATACCTTCCATTGATTTGCCTAGGTCATCAAAGGCCTTGCCCATTTCAGAAGTTTTCTTCTTGGCATTTTCAGCAGTAGCATTGGTAGCAGCGTCTACTTTCTTTAGACTACCTTCATATTGTGTACTATCAAGTTCAAGGGTGATTTTAATGTCAGCCATTATCGTTTACTCGCTATTTGTTTAACTATTTGTGGAATAAGTTTCTTGGCAAACTCTTTGGTTGGCTCGCTCATACCATCTGGTGCTTGGACTGAACCACGCATCTGTCCATCACGGAAGCCGCGGCCTGCGTCAAGAACAAAAGCATATGGATAGTCTGCTTCTATAACTTTGCCAACTAGGCTAGTGTTTGCCTTGGCATTACCTGTTGCGACAGGAGTATTCTTTACAAATTCTTTTTCAAGTAAGGGCATGACCTTTTGTTGGATGGTAGCAAGATCAGCCAACTTGGCTTTAAATTGTGTATTTTGGATACCGAATTTAACTGTCATTGCCTCTTACCTGTTTAATAACATCTAATAATACTTCTTGCTTGACATCTGGCATTATACCATTTGCCTTGTTCTGTTTCAATTTTTCCCATGACCTAGCGATATCTAATACTTCTAGGTCAAAGGTGTTGGCTGTGTGTAATATCTGGCTGGGCAACATTCCATATCGTTGTCCCAACTGATCCAGGGTCACAGCAACAAAAACTTCAGGGCCCGCAGGATCATATTCACCCTGTGTTACTTTCCCAAGACTTCAACCATCTTGGTGAATACAGCGATCATGACCTTAGGTGGTAGAACATAACCATCTTCAATGGCTGGTGAACCATCTTCGTTCATGACCATATCTTTTAATACTTCTGCCATTACAGCAAAACTTCTATCTGGGCTGGCAGCAACCTTTAGGAATGTGTCCATAGGCTGGCGATCCCATGTGTAAAAGTCAAGACTATCTCCATACTGTGCAACGATATCTGCATCGTCTATGGTAAGTTTGATTAATTGGGGTTTTGCGGCTAGGTCTTTTAGGTTCATATCTTTATATCCTTGTTTTTAAATGGTGGATTAGTGCTAGGATAAACTTCTGTCTATTCTGTGCCTTTTCCAAATCTTGTTGTGCGTGTGTGATTTCGCTAATTGCTTTAGCGACTTCACCTTCTAGTCCTTGAAGGAGTTCCTTCACGGGATGTTCGTTAAAATCCATATCTCTAAATCCTTCTTATTGTTATTTACAAAAGACAAGGGGAACCCTTTAAGATTCCCCTTTCTTTTAACTCATTTGATTAGAATGAGTTGTAACTTCCATCAACTTCAATCACTAGTGGTGACAACCAAACTGGTTGGTCTGGAGTTACCTTAGGTGCTAAGTTTGCTAAGAAACCTGAACCTGTTACATAGTGAGTTGAACCGCCACCCCAAGCGAACTTGAAATAAACGCGGGTCTTGCTGTTTGAAAGATCAAACAATCCTTTAGTTGCACCTGCTCCTGTAAAGAAACTTGTGTCATCTAAAACGATGTTAAAGTTCAAACTGTTTGTTGCTGGAGTTGCAACTACTGCTCTACTTGTGCTATCAAGTTGAACCCATCTAAAAGTACCGTTACTGTTAGTTACGGTAATATCTTGAAGAGCGGGAACTGTAATAGTAGTAGAAGTAGAAACAACCCAATCATTTGTTGTAGTTGACAAGGCACCTGACTGACTACTGATCTGTAGTGAGACAAAGTTACTTGGGCTACTTACATTTAGATTTGCCATTTTACTTTTTTCCTTATATAATTTGCAATCTTGTAAGATCGAATATGATCTTATAACGTTCTGAATTATTCACATACTGTTGTTCTATGGTATGTTCACGTTGGAAATATCCGCTGAATAAATCAGCATCAATCAATGTAGGGAATATACTCAACAGGTTGTTCACAAAAGTGTTGACCTGCTGAGTCACTACATACATTTCAACGCGGTCCTTGATCCAGTAGATGTGTCCACTAGGAAGGATACCATTCGTGTGTATAATCCTATCTGCTTGATAAACACGGGCCACATAGATACCTTCGCTGATCTTATTTTGATCAGAGGGGAATTCTGTAAATGTTTCAACCAAATTGGTGCCAGTCGTTGCTGACTTGGCAGTATTGATCGCACCAATTACGTCTGTGGTAGTGAATAACGGCATTAGAAATATCTCCTATCACCTTCAAAGAAGTTTATGTCTGCTAACCAATCTTGTTGGTAGGTGCCCACGAATCCAATATTGCGTAGATCGTAGAAGTAACTTTCTTGTTTGGCTTTTTCCCATTCTTCTTCAAATCTGCGGCGAGCAAATTGGAAGTTTTGTGCATCCTTTTCATTGATGTTTGAGTTGTCAGTTACTAAAGTTGAGTAGAAAATTTCTACTGCCTTATAAACTTCCAATTGGATCAATGTTTGGTTTTGCTTGGCCAACTGTGCTGGATTGAATGCTGTCATAGTCATGCCTGCGGCTTGTGCTGGGACAGGTAAGTTGTTTGGACTTACTGTTGGAGCGGCTGGACTCGCAGGTTGTGCACCTGCACTGGCAGACTTATAGTAGAAAGCACCTAGAGTGCGTTCAACGAAAGCCGACCACCAGCCAAACTCTAACATATTCAATAGTTCAATTGACGCTTTGGGAAATAGAGTGGAGGTTAGATAGAGATCCTGATCACCCGCGATGAGTTCATCAGTTTGTGCTATCTGCTCCATTCTGCGATAGGCCGCACGATCATAGAACTGTACATCGCTGGGCTGGGCCACAGAGACCTTGTAAAGACCCACTGAAGGGTTTCCACTGCGGTCATAAGTGATCTGAAGACCAGGATCAGTATATGATAAAAAACTCGTTAAAGCCATATTTTCTCTCCATTATTGGGATAGTTGCCTATCCCTCCCGCTATTAATTGTATGAGTCAACGATCGCGATTTCTAAACCACGAGATTGATCTACAACACCTGAACCAAAATAGCCTAAGCCAGTGATCCAAGTTTGTAATCCACCGTCTTTATCACCCATAGAGATGTCAAGACCTTTAACCATAACAGTTGTAATGGCTTGTGGACCAAATGCAGCACCAATATGGCACTGAGCAGAACCACGCTTAACAGTACGAGTAACATTGGTTTGTAGGAATGTTGAGAAGATTACTGTGCAACCGTATAGGTTACGCAACATACCAGTAGCCAATAGTTCATCACCCAATGCTGTTAAACCAGCGTTGATTGATGTTGAACCTTGTGTACCTGCTGGGTTGTAAACAGCACCACCAGTTAATTCTGTTAGTAACTGTTGTTCTTCGCCTGGTCCTAAAACTAGTGTTGGACGACCTGGGTTACGTGCTTCTCTCCAACGCTTGATAATGTTACGGATTAGACCAGAAACAGTAACAGCATTGTCACTATCAACTGCTAGAGCAGAAGTAGATGTAGATTCAATCAATGATAGACCTTGTGAGCCCATTGCTGAAACACGAGTGAAACCGTCAACGATACCTACTGAACCACCTGTGTAAGTAGCAGTAGAAACGTCATAGTAACTAGCACCTTGAGTTGCTTTGAAACCTGCTTGTGAAACATCTGTTGATGTAACATCGCTTGGGTTACCAACGAATGCGCGAGTAACACGTTGATCAACTTTTTCAGCAAAACTTGCACCTAACTCAGAACCTAAATTGTTTGCTAGGTCGAACGCTGTTGTCCATCCTAAGAATTTAGAGAACGCTGTTTGTGCTACTGCAGGAGTTGCTACAACTTCCTTAGCAGTGATGCTGGCTTGTTGCTCATAGATACCATAAGGGTTCGCACCAGAATCAGTGTAATCACCGTAACTGATAGGAGCCATTTTAGGAACCTTATATGTGTTACCTTGGTTAGGCATCACAACATTAGTCATATTGACTAGACCTTGAGATTCGTGTAGAACCTGAATTGCACTATTTTGAATAGTTTTTTCAAACGCGGAACTTTCACCTGATGTTCCGCCAATAAAATAAGCCATTATTTTCTCCTTTATATATTATCGTTAAACGATAGGCTTGTTAAAAGAGACATTCATACCTTTAAGTGAACGACCACCAATTCCTTGGCGTTCTTTCCATTTCTTCCACCCTTCTAAATCTTGTCCAGCATCAGGGATTTCATTAGAATCACCTTGGATGCCCATACCAAATTTAGAACCAGTGCCAGAACGGCCATCATCCGCGGCCAACTTAGGTCTCTGTCTCAATATGTCCTGGGCGAGGAAGTCTAGACCAACGGGGTTACCATTTGAATCTAGTCTTGGTCCGCCATTAGGACCTTTTATATAAAAGTTACCATCTTCAGTGTAGTCAATCTGACTTTCAAACAAAGGAGTAGCGATGTCAAGCATGTTTGGATCAAATCCAATCTTGACTGCTGTTTCCTTGATCTGGCTCTGTAGTGTGGTCTTGCGAACTGCTTGATCTTTCTGTTGTAGTTGTGACTGCAACCCTTGGATCATGTTACGCAATTCAGCGATCTCACCAGTACCACCTGATTTGGAACTTTTATTGGCTTTATCGTTGCCACCGGTGTTCTTCAAACTTTCTACAAACTTGATAGCGTCTTTCGTTTTACTGAAATCAACACCAGCAACCTTGCTCAGGGCTTGGAGAACTTCTTGTTGCCCACTCTTACGGATCGCACCTAAGTTTGGTCCTTGTTGTGTGGTTTGTTGATTGTAGTCAGCGGCGGTATTTGCTGGCTGTGTATCAACTGCTTGGCTATTAACGGGAGCCCCCGCGTTTGATGTATTTTTGTCCATCTTTTTTCCTTTTAGAGTTTAAGGGCGTCTAGCCCAGTGCTACCTATAACGCTAGGTAACTTAGCGAAAAATCTTATCTACCTACGCCCAACATGATCAATTGACGAGCGATTGGATCGTTAGTTGTGACACCCTTGTCTTGGATCTCACCACCATATATGTTTGTTTGATTCTGTAGATTAGTCTGTGTGACCAAACTGTCTTGGACATAATCTGTAGTATTGTCTGGAGCAGCCAAGTCATAAACACCAATCTTGGCCAAGAACTCTGCTTGTTGATCAGCAGGAGCGATCATCTTGATCACTTCTTGGTCTATGATCTGTTTGACGATCGCATTGTCACCAGATAGTGTTGCGGCTGTTTGCAACAAGGCCATACGGAATTGTAGATCCTTGTCTTCATAGTCTGTGTTGTAGTTGACATCACCTGCCCAGAATGTGTTCATCCAACGGCAGACTAGATCAAATATTTCTAATTCTGCGGCTTCTAATTGACGTGCTCGCTGTGCGGCTTTACGATGTAGGCTACGGCGTTCTTCAATGATTGAAATGCCTGACTGTGTCTGCATACGAGTAGTGCGTAGGCTACCACGGCCACTAAAGCCATCTAGGCGTTCAATTAGAGCATCTTGTTGGGCACGGATCTGTGCTATGTCTTGTGTTGGTATCTGGAATACTTCAACTTGGTCTTTGTCACCACGGATGATACCACCGCCACCTGCTGGAACACGGATTCCTGCGGCAGCACGGATAATTGGTTTAGAGAAGCGAACTGAGTCATAGGCTTCTGCTTCTAGTTTTAATAGTTCACGCTGGACATCTAGGGCTTCTGTTAGGTCTGAGACACCTAGGTCTGATCTGCGTTGATCTTGGCGTGTTTGCACTTGGACCACAGGAATAGGAATTCCCATAGGTAATGTCCAAGTAGATTCTGGTTCAATAGGCTCATCCAGGTTAGCCATATGATTTTCACGGACGATATAGCGTTCGCAATATGTAGGATTGTTAGCATCACCTGCATACCAAACTTTGAATATAGTGCATTCAAAATCTTGATATTCAATGACCTTCATATATTCAAAATAGTCGCGACCATATTCTGTGTAGATAGTCCAATCAATGATATTTTCTGCTGGGCAATATGAAATGTAAGGACGATTGTTAGGACTTGGATTTTCTGGTAAGTCTACGAAGACCCAGCACCAACCTTCAATACCAGCCATGGTGCCAATGGTTTCCATGCAACTGGTTAGGCTATTACCATTAAGGTCTGCATCATCACAAAATGCTTCCCACCAATCTGGTGCATCAACTATAGGCATGCCCGTCTTGGTAAGAAACGCTGGATGGCGAGTAGGATCGTCTTCAAAGACCACGTCAATAACTTCGTCTACGATGGCTTTACAAATGGGAAGTGCGGCTACATTGATTAGTTTGTCTCTGAATAATGCGGCGTCTTCAGAGGGACGCTTTACGAGAACAGCATTCTTAAATGCTGGACCGCCTTCATAACCTGCCCTCAATGCCTGCATCTGCGGTATGATGGCATGCATCAATGCAGAAGGCTGGATAAGTTCTCTTACGGTTAGAGCCATGTGTTTAGGTTCCTAATTTGATATCTAGAATATTTATGTAGCGGGCTCGTAATGGGATAGATATTCACCATTTTACATCCAACTTTCGTCAGATTCTGGGAAGAAATTCTGTTTGATCAGGCTATCTATGGTTGGCATACCATCTACTCTAGAACGAGCATTAGGATCCATCATGTATTCATGTCCTGGTTCTACGCTCTGTTGGAAGTCTCCATCTAGGTATTCAGGTAGGATAGGTTGTTCATGTTGCATTGGAAATAGATAGTGTATGCCGTAGCGTAGTGCATCACCTAGACCATCAATGTGTGCATATTTTACATCTGAATATTTTACCAATTGTTTCCTAGAACCATCTTCATAGTGATAAGTGTCTAGTGCGTCTAATAGTTTGGTTTCTGTATCGTTGATCAATAATCTACGCTGTGATATGAAAGCATTACTAGAGTTATCAGTGTCTGAAACTAGAGGATTTGACTTGGCAGTGTTTATGATGCGGAAACCATACTTTTCTAGGATAGTTTGGTCAGTGATACCAAATTGTGAGGTAGTATCTCTATTAACCTGTGATCCTGAGCGGTCCATGATGCTTTGTATAGGACGATGTGGAAAGTCTGATCTGATCAACTGTGCGATACCTTCTGTGCCACAGTCTGGTACTGCATAACTTTTTAGGATTTCTAGACGGCCTGTGGTGCTACGGATATCTCCCACTACCTGTGCTACTATCGCACACATGACCCGTTTGTTAAAGTCATGGAATGAATATAGGGTCTTGCCACGATCCACTATGCGTTCAGGATGTACAAAATTGCGATTCCATGAATAGTAAAATTGATCCTGCACTGAACCCCAATCACACAGTAGATCTTTCCTAAATTTAAGTGGACTCAGCAGATACATCTGTTCTTCAACCCATTGTTTAGGCTGTACACGCATGGTCTGCCATGTTTTATGCAGATAGATCCAACGATCAGGATGCTGTTGTGCATGTTGGGCCCAATCATAAAACGCATTCTTACCTTCAGGGGTAGAAATCAATATGATACGTCCTTGTGCTTGGGTTTCACCTGGGCTAGGTCTGATACGATTGGATAGTTCTTGCAGTGCTTCATCTGTGTATTCTGCGGCTTCATCTGCTACGATCAATCCAGCGTTGATACCTTTAAGTCCTGTTTCTGAACTTAGGCAAAATATACGGATACCATTGGGAAATGTGATAGTCTTTGATGAATTGTTGATATCCTTTTCATCTTCTAATCCCCACATTGAGATACAGCGTTGTTTTAGGTCTTTCCATATGATTCTAGAAATCATAGGTGCTGTAGGTGCCACATAAAGGATATCTTTACCCTTGTGTATGGCGGGTGTTGTAGCGGCTATGGGTAGGAGTAATGAGGCAAGGAAACTCTTACCTGAACCTACTGGTAAGACAGCGCAGACGTTTTTATCTGATAGCATGGCTGACCATACTTCTGACTGTGCGCCCCAAAGTGTTATCTTATGCGTATTATTCATTGATTTGGCGGACTTCTGCTTCTACATAGTCAGGAAGTTCTTGCACACCAAATTGTAGGATTGGAGCCTGTAGGCTTTGTCCATTAGTAGTAATATCTACTTTGTCAGCGATAACCTTGCTTAGGATCAGTTGATGATATTTGGCCACTAGATGCTTGTCATCATCAAAACGTGCGGCTAGGAAGTCATTGGCTAGGATAACTTCATAAGGTATGCCGTTGTTGGCTGAGGTAATTGCGGCTAGTATTTCTTTGGCAGATAGTTTATTAGTAGTACCAGCGATCCTACCTGCGCCTGGGCGGGCTCCACCATGTCCATTTGATTGTTTTTCAAGTTCCATAGTGGTATTTAATAGGCAGGGGAGAGATTGGGCTTATATGTGGGGAAAACGGAAAAACCTAACCACAGGCATCCTCTCTAGTCCGTTTAACGCCCCTGCAGACTATTTAGACAAAAAAAATAGCACTGGGACGTCCATCGCAGTGCTAATAAAAATCCTACGGAGATATAAAGGAAATGTCTGTAACCCTTATGAAATATAGGATTTTTTGATCTTTTATATACTGCAATTATATATAATCTTTTGATCAGATCCTAGTGGTTATTTGCTCAAAATATATCTGATGGCTTCTAGTCTGGCTGACTTCTTGTCATTTGAGTCAATCTGTATCCAAGGTGCATAATGGGTGTCTGTTTGTTTGAACATGCGGGTTTTGGCCTGTGTATAATTGTCCCATAACTGTTGTGCCTGTAGATCTACCATGGACAGTTTGCCTTGACGTAAGGGATTGTCTATCCTACGTGCTAGGCGTTCTTGTTGTGTTTCTTTGGTGATTGAAAACCAAAATTTAATGATCTTGATTCCTGACTGTGTCCACATCTTTTCCAAGCGGGGACATTCTGATAGGAAACTGTTCATTTGATCTCGGGTGCAGTAGCCCATGACTGGTTCTACTAGGGCACGGTTATAGTAACTGCGATCCCAAAAGGTAATTTCACCTATGCGGGGAAATTGAGCAATATGTCTTGACCAATACCACTGACTGCGTTCTTCTTCTGTGGGCTTGTCTAGGGCCACGATCTTGACTGCTCTAGGGGGTAGATTTTCTGTGGCTGCACGGATAAAACTGGTCTTGCCAGCCATGTCTCTGCCTTCGCAGATTATGATCCATTGTTCACCCTGTTGCTTGACTCGCTGTTGCCACTGATTAAGTTCTAGATCCAGTTGATACTTTTGATCTTCATAGGACATTTCGGTCTTTAGGAACTTTGATTAGGATATAGTCTTGTGGATTGGCTGTGAGTTCTTCTACAGTGGCTTCTGTCATGCCCACTTTATGCACCCACGCTTCACGCAGTTCATCTGGTGAATATAGGCTCTGCACGGCATTTTGATTCTGTATCACCCACATCTGTTCCATGGCATTCCAGCGATCGTTGCCTATGGTTTCTCTGCAGAACATGACTGCATCGCTTGGACTCCAGTTGTTTTCAATCTTACCTTTGGCCATCTTTTCCATGGCATCCATGATCTTATAAGTTTCATCTTGTGTAAGATATGGACTCATAGCATACATGATGCGATCTAGGTGCCAAAAACGTGCAGTGGCCTGTGGTGAAATCCTAGTGTAGTCAGCGAAGACTTGGGTGTTAACGGGTTTTCCGTTTAGTATCATATCTCTAAATCCTTTAGGTTAATCAAGCGTAGGTGTTGGTTGCGTCACCGCGGCTATCGTGTACTATCTGATTCTGTTGATTATAGATCTTAGCGTGGCTAGATCCGTTCAAAAAATGCTTTAGGTATTCATGGGCTTGTTCTAAACTGGCATGGAATTCATCGCGGCTGGTTAGTGTGCCACCATCCCATGAATATATTCTAGTCATATGTCGCATTAGATCTTCTCATCGTTGTCTTCTTCACCAACAGCCTTAGCATGCCAGATCCAATGATCTAATAGTTGTATGTAATTGGTTATAATTGAAGCGATACCAAATTGTTCAACATCGTGTGCTCGCTTGTGTGCTTTTACAGCACGATCGCGGACTGTGTTAAAGTCTTTGACCAATTGGCTATTGATATCTTCTACATTAGGAACTTCAGTAGCGTCTTTGATCTCTGTCAATTCTTGGATGCGTTCTATTGATGCTGGAGGAGTTTCATCCAAATAGCGTATAGTATGTCCAATCTTGTGATTAGAACGCATGATGTGCTTGGCTACTTTCTTGTATTGTCTGTGCGTGAATATACCAATTGGGCCTTCAGCACCTAGTGAGAAACCTTCTACTTTAGCATGTAGACTGATATTATCAGCCCAAAGTTTTTTCAAATGGTCTACTAGTTTATCTTCTAATTGTGGATCTATATCCGCCATATCTTTATTTCCTCTTTTTAGGTGGTTTGGGTCTTGGTGCTTTGTAAGGGTTCTTAGGCCAATCGTATGCCATCATTTCGCTCCCACCCATTTCTTGCACCAATAGTAATTACGAACAGGTGCATCAAATAGGTCGCAATATCCTGAAGCATAATAACGACAGTTACCACAGTTTTCACCTGCAGGTACCATGGGCATGTCTGATGGTTGATAAGCATCTGGTAGGCTAGTGGGTATCAGACTACCGTCTGGATATCTAGAAGGTCTAGTATAAGCCATTAGCGTCCTCTACCTGATTTCATTGAACTGCCTCTATAGCCAGCGGCATGTGCGGCTCGGCCCTGTGCGGCGGCCTTGGCTTGTGCTCCAGGTCCAGTGTAGACCCGACCATGGCTACCCCATTGATAGCCCTGCTTACCATTTTTTGTCGCTTTATGAACTGGCATATTTATTTGAACCCTAATTGTTGGGCAAACCCCCCAGGATTTACCTGCTGTCTTAAAATGCTAATCTGATTGCCCTGTATCTTGTTCAATTCAATCAACTGTGCTACCTGTTGATTCAACAGGGTTATAGCATTAGCCTGATGATTAATAGCCGATACCATCTGCATCTTATCGTGCATAAGGCTATTAATGTTAATCTCTAAGGCTTCTAAGCGGGCCAGAGGATCTTGGACATTTTCAAACATACTCATATTTACAATTCAAACCCTACTTGGAACTTAATAGCGGTGAATTCTGGGAAATATGAAGCCATAATCACGCTGATTACTTCAATGGCTTCCATTTGCTTCTTGGTCAGATCACGCTGTCCACCAAATGTTAGGTTTTCTAGCATACCTGAGACAAAACTGGCGATTGAGTTAGGACCTTCTTTGCCTTTGGGCAAATTGGTGTTGCGTTCATGTAGATCTGTGCGTAGGATACGGATATCTCTATCACGGCTAGTGTCTAGTTCATTGATACGCAACAACCAACGCAGGAACTGTTCCTGTGTCCAACTCATATCATTGATATCAATTTCCACATATTCTGTGCGAGCATGTGTGATCTTAGGTATGTATTTGATTATTCTTTCATTCATTTTGTTTTCCTCAAGTTTACTAGTTGACGGAAAGCACTGGCACGTTGCAGTTGCTCACGTCTGGTTACGATAATAACATTGTCTAGGGTCCAAGCACCTTCTGGATCTTCACGTGTCATGGCCAAGTTATCAGCATGGCGACCTCGTTGTGCCCAAAGTTCATCTGGCCATATGGTTTTCCAATCTTCAAATGTGATATCACATTCTTCATCACGGAAAGCGCATTGTGCTTTGAATCTCAACCAAGGTTCATATTTCTTATGCTGTATGGGATCTTTTTCTATCCATACCTGTGGACGTGGACGACCATAACTTCTGCTGGGTATGCCTAGATTGCTCTTGCCCTGTGTGGTGGCCATGATGTTGCCTAGTTCAAATGGCCGGTTGCGATCAATCCTAGTCATGCACAAGTATTCAGCCAACATAGGGCCTGTGTGCCTAACGTTTTTTTCTACACCCTGTGCTAGCCACCAAGCATACCAATCTTCAAATGTGATCTTGAATTCATTACCAGCGGCTATCTGGCGCTTGCGATTATCGTTATATCTGCGTTTGGCCCACTTTAATGGGTTACGTGGCCTTCCTCTAAGTTCTTCCATATCTGCATATCCTCTTTGTTTTAATTATTTATATCTCTGTCATGATTATTGTTATATTTTGCCATCGTTTTGACTCGTTCATTGGCTTCATTGATCTTGGCCACCAGATCAGGTTCTTTGAGCAATCGTACGAGATCTGCATTGGTCATGCGATGTTCTCTCACACGACGGCATATGGCATTAAATTCAACAACAGGTGTTAGGTCAAGTGGTTTAGTCATTGTTTTATTTTTTATTAAAATTTCACCCAGCGACATTGATTTTCAGGATTTAATTCTTGTTTAATTTTATCCCAAATATTACCTATTTCTAAACGACAATGTTTATCTAATACACTACCTAAACTATCATTGCGATCAAAAATAATCTGTCCTTGATCTCCTTTGACAATCCAATAATCATTTTGTGTTGCAAAAACCCACACATTGAATAATTGATTATGGACTAGACACATATCATGATCTTGGCTATATCCTTGACCACGTTTATTGATTACAAATAAGGTTAAGGGACCTAATGCATCGCCTGCATAACCAACTACCAAATCTTTTTGCCAACTGCGTAATTCTGATTGATTTTGATCAGACCACCAATCACTGATTGGATGTTTGGTTTTATTATATTGAAATGTTTGATAAAGATCACCTCTATCAGTATCAATAACTATTTCGCCGTTACGTTTGCGATCTAAAATAACACGTTTATTATATTTGATCATAAGCCTAAATCCTCTAGTGATAGCAAAGGTTGTTTTTCTTTACCAATAAATTTACTAGCAATAATATTTCCATTCCTTTGACTTTGGCTAGTTGTTCCTGATTTGTTTAACCAATAATCAAATCGTTTGGCATTAAGCACTAGGATCACTAACCATTGATGATCTGTTTCTGCTAAAAATCCAACGATTTCTGTACCTTTACCTTTATGGGGTAAACTAAATTTACTACATTTATAATCTATTTGGCTTTCTTTAAATTCTTGTTGTATTTCTTTGATCATAGTCCAATGATTATTAACAGCATCTACAGGTTCTACACCTCTCCATATATAACGAGTAGGACTATTCATATGGGCACGAAGATTCTGTGTAGTCCCATCTGATTTAATCACGCTAATACCTAATTTTAAATTAGTTTGATCTCTATTAACACTATTGTCAAATAAGTCTATTTTAAGGCCCCTCCAGTTTCTAGGAAGGATTTCTTCTGCGGGATTACCTACACAAGAAACAAATGACCCATCTAAAGAGAGCGAAGCGAGGCCATCTGCCCCCGCAGGGGTAAGCGAAGCAGTTCCTGGAGTTGTGTCACTTGGGACACAACGATTATAGTTAAAGTCTTTAATGTTATTATTGTTGTTATTGTAGTTAATGTTATTAATGTTTGTTTCCTGATTAATCATTTTATCCTCCACGTTATTTGATGTATGCCTAATCACAGTTATTTATAACTCTTTAAAATAATAGCACTAATATTGGCAATTTACAAATTGTTTGGAGAAAAGAAAACCCCCTAACATGGCCACACACTAGGGGGTTTAACTGTCTTGAGGAAACAGTACAGAATAGAGGTAGTTGGAAACTGCGCTTTGAATGATTAGGACAAGGCACAACGTGGAGACCGAACTATCCTGCAGTTTTATTTATTTGTATTGATCTCAGAGGTGTGGAAATTTCGTTTTTGTCCGCAGTCTTGGCATTTCGCTGCCCATACGTTGGATCCAGAAGAGCGGCGATAGAGTTTTTCTTGGCTACAGGTGTCTCCACACCATTCGCAGGGGTACTCAAGTGGTTTGTGTTTGAGCACAACAGTATAGCCTTTTTCTGGTGGGTGGTATTGATTTTTAGTCCCCTTCTTTTCAGTTTTACAAACAAGTATATCTGTGGCCACTGTCCATTCAGTTAATTGGTCGAGGTGCTTATGGAAGTGATCTTTCTGCATCCATTATTTAGAATAGTATTCTAAATTGGATTGTAATCGTGGATTATTTGGATCATTAGCCAGAGCCAACTTGCCATATTCAAGTGCTAGGTCTCGTTGTCCTAGATGATAAGCGGCGATAGCACCTAGGTCATAGGGCTTCCAAGTCCAGTTGTCGTGGACTTCTGTATAGACCCATTCACGGTCAGTGATTTCTAGTGTTTGTTTTACTGCTTCAAGGCATTCACGCCACATGCTGTTCCTATAAAAGAAATCAGCCATGTCCATATATGGTTCGCGGACTTTTGGTGCTTCCTTGATAGCCATGCGATAGTATCTTAGACTATCAAATTTAGGACCTAGATTTTCCATGCACTTGGCCTGCACACGTCTGGCATAACAGCGTTCGTGGTTCCAAGTAGCACCTGGTAAATTCAAATAGCGTTCGCACTCATCGAAGGCTGCTTGCCAATGTTGATAAAAACTCAATTCGCGAGCATAGTAAAATGCGTTGCGGGGATTATAGGGATCTAATTTAGTATCAGCGGCCAGTAGGTCTAAGTATTGTCCGCGGCTCTTTGTGGGATCTGGTTTATGGACTATCAACAGTTGATCTGTTTCTGCCCAATATTCTGTGATGCGGCTGTCTGGATAAAGTGCTTCATGGCACATGCTACGCCAACTATAGCCTGTGCGGCTGTGTATCTTGTCACCGTAGAATATTAGATTGTTGCTCCAATCAAAACGATAACGCATACGTGTGGTATGGTTTTTCCATTCACGTTCTATCACTTCGCGCCAGCCTGGTTGTAGTTCTTCGTCTAGATCTAGTGAAATACAGACATCTACGTCACTAGGTATTAAACTTAGTGCGGTGTTCCTAGCGACGTCAAAACGCCATGGTTTGACGCTGATATTGAACACTTCTGCGCCACTTTGACGCAATAATTGCACCGTTTTGTCAGTTGATCCTGTGTCACATACTATGACCTCATCTGCGTCAAGACATGACTTCATAAAACGGCGAACAAATTTCTCCTCATTTTTGGAGATGGCATATATACAAATCTTCATGCAATTATTTACTAGTGTACTGGGACCTTGGTCAAAATAACGCCAACCAAGCCAATCACTGAAACAATCACAGATCCTGCTGTGGCTATACAGGCTTTGATGATAGCAGACTTGTAGTCAACTACCGCTGTCTTGACTTCATCCATCTTGACTTCAAGCACACCCAATCTCCTATCCAATTCAGCATAGCGTTGGGCACATAAGTCCACATGCAGTTCTAGATCTGTTTTTTCTTTATCTATAGTTTCTATAAAGTTCATGATATCATAACAACGGTTAACCAACCACCATCAAGGCCCTGTTGAACAAAGGTATCTTGTTGCCCTTGTTGTATGGCTGTTTGCCAATCTGCTTCTTTGGCAAGGTCCATATTAAATCTTGTGATTACACCTGAATAGGTGCTCCATATTTCTAACATATAATCTCCTTATGGCGCTTGGTATTTGTAGGGATGGCTGTTGGCAAGAAGACCTTGCAATCCCCACTTCCATGCTAGATAACCAACTATCTTATCTGAATCACTGACACTTGGTGCTGAACTGAATAACATCCATTCTGCTATGTTACCATTGTAAGCAGAGTCACTGGCCGCCGCATTGTTACCCAAGCGTAGGTGTGTAACAGATATGGCAGTTGAATCACTGTCAGTACCTGTGGTAGTCGCACCATTTAGATAATTGCGTATGGCTGTACCTGTTCTGGTAAAACCCAATTGGTTCCAAGTGTTGGTTGTAAATGCCGCACCACCTGCTTGGACAGCAGAGTTACGATATAGGTCATATTTGTTGTAAGCACTGGTACCTGCGGTATATAGGATACCTGATGCTTGGTTATAGTCGTCTGGGTTAGCGGGCCAACCTGATAACAATCGTCCATAAACATAACTAGTACCTGAACCATTATATGCGTTTGGTTGTGCTACGCAGAATAGGGCCACGTTAGCACCACTAAAAGCAGAAGGAGTAGTAGCATCCAGATAGTTACCACTACCACTGGTTCCAACGAAACCTACTGTAGGTAATCCATTCAATAGGTTCGTTGAAGTGTTTAGGGTAGGCTGTAAAGTGCTAGTAGCCTGGTTCATGTTATTGTTGTTGCCACTGATATCCTTCCAAGCAGATATCTTACCTGATGAAACAGTAAAGTTACCTGTGGAACTGGCATCTAACCAAATGATCGGCTTAGTAGACAGATCATTTGGTGTCCAACTTGGTTTGCCTGCGTAGGCTGCTATTCTTGAACTAAAGAATGTCATTATTGGAATCCTCTCACTAGTGTACCTAGTGTATTAACTCCGTCATAAGTTAGTGTAACTACGTCAATGGCATTACTGGTAGTTGTTAATGTTTTAGCACCACCTGCAAATTTTGCACTAGATGTTAGGGTTCTTGAACCAGTCGCATCTTGTTGCAGGATCAGACTTACAGTCGTACCTGTTGTGCTTGTGGTTAAACCGTTAATAGTCACGTTACCTGTTAAGGTAAGTCTATGGATAGTTCCAGAACTTGCGGCAATGGTGTAAGTACCAGCGGCCGCGTTACCCCAGTTATAAACTGTTTCAACACCTGAGAATGTGCCGTTAGTACCATTAGAACCTGCAGGGCCAGTAGGTCCTGTTGTTCCTGTGGCACCTGTAGTTCCTGTGGCTCCCTGAGGTCCTGTGGGTCCAGTTGCACCAGTTGGGCCTGTAGGTCCTATAGATCCCTGTGGTCCTGTTGCACCTGTTGGTCCAACTACACCTGCTACTGCGATATTCCATGAACTATAACTGCTTGGTCCATTGATATAATCAACTGTAAAGACTAGTGTATTTCCGCTGAATGAAGTGATGATACCTTCTGCATATACAGTATTGATAACCGCACTAGAAACATGGATTCTAGTACCTACGGCAAATGCTGTGGCTGTGGAGGCCAAGTTTGTTGTAAGTGTTTGACTACCTAACGCAGGAGTAAATGTAGTGTTAGAAGTTAAACCACTGTAACCTAAACCAGTAGCGCCAGTAGGACCAGTTGCCCCTGTAGTTCCCTGTGGTCCAGTAGGTCCTTGTGTGCCAGTAGCACCTGTAGTTCCTGTGGCTCCCTGAGGTCCAGTTGCGCCAGTAGGACCAGTTGCCCCTGTAGTTCCCTGTGGTCCAGTAGGTCCTTGTGTGCCAGTAGCACCTGTAGTTCCTGTGGCTCCCTGAGGTCCTGTTGCGCCAGTTGGTCCAACACTACCTGTTGCTCCAATAGGGCCAGTAGGTCCAGTTGCCCCTACAGTTCCAGTAGCACCTTGTGGTCCAGTTGCGCCAGTTGGTCCAACACTACCTGTTGCTCCAATAGGGCCAGTAGGTCCAGTTGGTCCAGTGGCTCCATTACTTCCATTAGTTCCTGCTGTTCCCTGAGGACCAGTAGGGCCTGTTGGGCCTGTTGGGCCTGTTGCGCCATTCGTTCCATTTGTGCCTGCGGTTCCTTGTGGTCCAGTTGGGCCGGTTGGTCCAGTGGCACCTTGTGATCCATTCGTTCCATTTGTACCTGTGGCTCCTTGTGGACCAGTAGGTCCTGTCGCTCCCGTAGTTCCTGTGGCTCCCTGTGGTCCAGTAGCACCTTGTGATCCATTCGTTCCATTTGTACCTGTGGCTCCTTGTGGACCAGTAGGTCCTGTCGCTCCCGTAGTTCCTGTGGCTCCCTGTGGTCCAGTAGGTCCTGTAGGGCCTTGTAATCCGTTTGCCGTTGTTACATAAGTTCCATCGTCAAACTGTAATCCGTTTTTAATTTTAAAATATTTTTCTGTTGAACTCATTTAAGTTTCCATATTCCACTTAAGGATAAAATTTAGAGGGGGCTTTTCACCCCCATTGTTTTTATTCGCTAGCGATAGATGTTAGATGAACTACGATATCAACGCTAGTGATTCCTTCTGCTGGTGTATATTGAAGAACAATATTACCACTAGAAATCACATTGTTAAAATCACCTAATGAAGTATCTGATTGGACAATGCCATATTCAGTTTCATATAAGTTGCCATTTGCGTAAACGCAAGTGATTTCTTGTGAGTGGATTCTTGTGCTACCACTGGCACGATCAATCGCTTGGACTAGATACTTAATAGTTGTGTAAGTTCCTGCATCAATACTGCTTAGGCTAACAACAGCAGTTCCTGAAATGTTTTGGACATAGAATGAACTAACTCTAAAACTTTCAGCATCAATTACTGTGCGAGTTGAACCAGCACTAACTTCTGGAATATAAACGCTAGGTGCTTGAACTTGTTGTTGGAATTGCCAACCGCTTGATGATGCTCCAACTGTTTTTACATTATTATTGTAAAATTGCAAGGCTCCATCGTCATCACTGAACATACCAGTGTCATATCCGCCATCATTTTGAAATGAATACCCCACTCCAGCACTTGGGGCACCTTCACTGGCTAAGAATTGATTTGCTTTAACTGAATGGAAAGTTACATCACTAGTTGAATCTAAACTTTGACTTGGTAATGTTGGTAAATTGCTTAGGTCATTATAACTACCTGAAGTTGCAACTGTTGCCAAACCAACGATTTCGCTTGTTGCCACAGTTCCAGTCCATGCTGTAGACTGTGCTGTGTCGTCAGGGAATACTAACTGTGCAGGTTGTGCACCATTTACAGGTTCAAATTTGAAAGTGTAAGTTGTTGTAGTATTGCTTTGATTTGCCACAGTAATTCTTGCAGAATCAGTGTTAGACAAATTGATACGGTGCCATGATTGGTGGCTGAACAAGCGATAGTTAGAAGTATCTACGTCTGATGTAAACACACCTGAGAATGTACCTGTAGCACCTGTTGGACCCATATCCCCTTGAGGACCAGTTGGGCCAGTAGGACCTTGTGGGCCAGTAGCACCAGTATTACCTGTATCACCCTTTTCGCCTTGTGGACCTGTTGGACCCATATCCCCTTGAGGACCTTGTGGACCTGTTGGGCCAGTGGCTCCATCATTACCTGGGTTACCTTGAGGACCAGTTGGACCAGTCGCGCCTTGATCACCTTTGATTTGACCTACGTCAGCCCATGTGCCATCAGCATAGACCCATAAATGTCCTGTGTCTTCTGCGATAACACCGTTACCATTACTAGCACTTGGGTATGCTGTGTTTAGTGTTGATTGATCTACTACTGTTGGAACTGTGCCAACGATAGTTACTGAAGTACCATTAGTACCTGGGTTACCTTGAGGACCAGTAGGACCTAGATCACCCTGTGGACCTGTAGGGCCAATATCACCCTGTGGACCAGTAGGACCAGTAGGACCAATGTCACCTTGTGGACCTGTTGGTCCTTGTAATCCATTGGCTGTTGTTACATAGGTATTATCAGGGAATTGAATACCATTGCCAACTCTAAAATATTTTTCTGTTGTTGTTACGCTCATTTAAGTGCTCCATTATAGTTGGCTTATACAGCCATTAGTGTTTTGATTACTCTAATACTCATCAATGCAGCATTGACTGGAGTAAACAGTAATCTCATGTTAGACCCACTTACATCTGCTGTAAATGTTCCTAATAAATCTCCGTTAGTTACTATGCCATATTCACTAAACCCAATGTTAGTGCCATCATAGAACATAACGATTTCTTGTATGTGGAAACCATTTCCATCATTTTCTCTAACTCTTACCAAATACTTTACAGTATCAAACTGTGTGGTATCAATAGTGTCAAGTTGTACCTGTGTGGAACCAGTGATACCAGTATAGTTAAGTGTAGATTCAGTAGACGCAGTTGATTGCTGTGTTCCATCAGGGAATGTTAAACTACCATCTTGATTGAACCACCATCTGCTGCCATCAACATAGATATTGAATGGTGCTCCAGTAGTATATAAGAAACTGCTGGTTGTTGATGATTCTAATCCCGCTGGAAATAAACCAACGGCAAAAAACTCACCACCTGCATCTGGACTATCAAATTGGATATAAGTTGATGAACTTAGTTCCAGATTAGATATGCCACCACCATTAAGTGTTACTGATGCACCTGTTGATGTGGTTAATTGGAATCCTACGCTGGTTCCAGTAGGTCCTTGTGGTCCTGTTGGTCCATCATTTCCTTGTGGACCTGTAGCACCTGTTGGTCCAACTACACCACCTAATACCATAGCCCATGTAGTTACAGTTCCTGTTCCAACTACTTCTATTACTTGAATATTGATACTTGAAGTTGTGATAGAACTTACGATACCAGAAACATAGTGTGTTTGCAATCCTAAATTTGTTGCATAAGCAATGATAGGTTGTGTAACTGTCCATGATGTGGTAGTAGGATCAATATTCGTGATGTTTAATGGTAGATATCCATCAATCGCACTGAGATCAATATTATCTGATGATCTTAAGATTGGAAATCCAGGTCCTTGTGGTCCAGTTGGTCCTGGTACTGTTGAATCTGCACCTTGAGGGCCTGTTGGGCCTGTTGGTCCATCATTTCCTTGTGGTCCTGTTGCACCATGCGGGCCAGTAGGTCCCTGTGGTCCTGTAGGTCCAGTTGCGCCATCATTACCCGTAGGTCCTGTTGGTCCTGTTGGTCCATTACTACCTGCATATCCACGTGGTCCTGTTGGTCCTACTACGGTTCCAACATTGATTAAACTGCCATCTGTTAAAGACAATGATAAATCACCACTGGCATTTATGCTGGCATTTTGTATGCTAGTGCCAGTAGCACCTGTAGGTCCAGTTACTCCATCATTACCTGCGGGTCCTTGTGGACCTGTTGGACCAGTAGGTCCTGTAGCGCCAGGTACTGGATGGTTAACGATACCATTTTGCACTACCTGTACAGTAGTGCTGGTAGATTGTACCTGTACTACCTCTTGATTTTCTGAAACAACAATGTTAGGTATTGTCTCATTAATTGTAAATGAGAAGGTAGCCATTGTTAACCTCCAATAGTGATTGGAACGTAACTAGGATCTAAAATAGGATCTGCTGGTGCTACTCCTGGTTCCCAACCCATAACAAATGCCCAACGATGGGTATTAATCTGTGGAGGAGTTGAATTATCAGTCCATGTAACACCAACTACTGTGATTGGAGTATGGCTAC